AGCAAGGTTAATCTCCAATACAGGAGCACCCAACTGCCTTAAGCAATATGTTTTAAAATCAGTTCTACTTGATGGTTGCATTTACACAATACCCCTTAATATATTTATGGAGAGGAAGAAATACCTGCTATTACTAAAACACTCCCTGATGCTACATCATAGATGGTTGAAGCAGTTCCAGGTCTAGTAAATGTAACTGCAGTTCCTGGCTGTATTTGAGTGGAAGCAGTATTAGCAGATCCTACTTGAACTACAGTGCCAACTGTACCAAACCCAATAACAGGAGCATTTGTAATAGCAACACCAACAGTTACTGAATCACCCACAGCAACATTTGTTTTGGAATTTATAGTAATAGCTGTTGTTCCAATACCAGCTGTTGATCCGGCAGAAACAGCAGTAGTTAATATAGTCTCAGTTTCAGTATCTCCCGTAAGTAAAAGATTCCAAACATACCTTCCTGCACTGAGATCATTAGTTTGAGTTGCTGCTAAAGAAACATCAAATTTACCAGCTGCGGCACTTGTAAATCCTACATTAAAAGTCCTAGTAGCACCTAAAGTTGCTCCTACAGCAACACTTTTTGCCATCTGAGCAGATCCACTCCACCCAGTAAAATCAAAAGCATCTCCATTAGGACGTGTAATGGTAAAACCATCCTTAAAAGTTGATCCCGTGTTAATTTTTACATTAACACCTTGAGAAACTCCTGCGTCAGTATCAAATTTAAAAGAATGTTGGGCCATTAGATACTTCTCTCTGCTAAAGCTTTAAGTAAGGATTTAATCTCACCGATTTCAGACTCTAAGTTATCAAGTCGCTTTTTCTCATCTTCTTGAAATTGTCTTCTGGATATGTAAGATTCATATCCAGAGGTATTAGTATTAACAATAGCATTAGTTTCAGAATCTCTAAAAAGATAATTTTCACCCTCAACTGGTATAAGTTTATTTTTCATATTAAGCAAGTGCAATGGCTCTTAGATCTTGAATAACTGGAACAAGTGCCTGATTAGTTGATGTCATCACCAATTTAATTCTAAAAATCTTAAATGCAGGAAGTTCATCAATTGTCCATTCAATTTCTTTAAAGGACCTAGGACCAGGTACAAAATCATAGAAAGAATTCTTTTTCAATTCCACATCAGGTGATCCATTACTATCACCAATCGCCTTTACTCTACCCTCAGTTCTACCAGTATCAAGATTGGAATGTCCAGGGAAAGGTGTAAAGATTACACTTTCATTAATATCATTTTGAATAGCATAGAATGCCCTTATGTCATTAGCATCATTAATGGAACCAGTAAGAAGAATTCTTATAGCAGTAGCGGAATTCTGTAAAGTTACAGGTTTAGATGCATAATAGAATGCATTAGGATCTGTTTCCAAACTATTAACTCTCTTATCACTTATATAATCAGTAATAGGTCTATTAACCCTATTAGAAGTAAATATTACATTAGTTCTTGTTAAATCAATACAAGGAGAAAGTCTAGTATCTACACTCAACAAATTCATATTCATAGTAAATGACTTTCTACCTGGAAGATTTTGTAGACGCGCATCTTCGTTAACTTTAGAGGCAATAACTCTTGGAGAATCGAAATAATTATGCGATCCAATAGAAATTGGTTGGAACCCTTTATCAACATAAGGACTTTCATTACCATTTACACTCTTACCACTTGTAGTTCTAGCAGAAGCAGAAATAGTAGTAAATTTAGGATTAATTACTTGAATGTCTGGAGTTATAATTTCAAATGGAACATTATAAGTTGCTTCAACAGTATCTCCACCAATTTTCTCAGTTTCATTAAAGAACAGTTTTTCAAAGGTAGCACCCGTTCTATCTGTCATATCAGTGCCCGAAGACATATCTGCCTTCAGATAATAGTAATCAAGACCTATTTGCTCATCAATATCAGCATCACTCAAATCATGAGTCGTATTAATCCTCAATAATGATACTCCATTCATTTCATACTTATAAACAAGATCAGCATCAGAATGCTGGAATGCAACCGTACCATTTCTTGCGCGTGTAATACCAGTTAGATTTTGACCAGAAAGACCGGTATACTTGATAATCTCACTACCAATCTTAACCAAACCTGGATTTGTAGCACCAACAGAAACATTTTCAAACTTCGCAAAGTTTGCTGTACTTGCTACTGAAATATTACCTGTAGAAGATGCTGAATAATCCCCACTTAATGTAGTAGGTTGAACATCAGATTTTGCTCCCTTGAGGGTAACTTTATTAACATCAGAGATCATTCCATGATTTCTCTGATTTACCTTAAAGTGTAATCCATCATATACTTCCTGAACAGCACTTGTAATAGTAACATTTCCACCGAAATTACCATTCATTGTGGTAGCAACACCCACAGCAGTATTATAAGTTAAAGTATACCCTGCTCCAACAGTGAAGTCTCCCTGAACATTATCTAGTTTTAATTCATTAACACCAGCAATTTGTTGAACACTTAATCTCAAATTCCTACCAACAGAAGAAATACCAATAGATGAAACCGTAAGAACATCACCCACTTGATATCCTATACCACCATTTGTTATACTTGCATTGCTGATAACACCCCCGGTACTAACTGTTACAACTCCAGTGGCATTCCTTCCACTACCTGTAACATTTGTAAAGGAAACATTATAAGCAGTAGGACTTCCAGTATATCCTATACCTGCATTTAATATTCTAAGATCACCATGAGCAGTTCCAGCACTTCCAACATAAGTTCCTGTTGCTCCAGATTTTAACTGTACTATAGTATTACCTTTTGCTAAACCAGTATCCCTTAATGTAGTTCCAATACCAATTCTAATAGTTTTGGAATCAATATCAAATGGATCTTTTCTAAGAACACCAATATCTGTTGGTAATTTAGGATTAAAGAATTGAACTGATCCTTCATTAGTAAAGTCTGCTCTATATAATTTGAATTTAAGGTCCTCATACTGACTTGCATCCCAACTAGAAGCGTTTTGAGATTTAAAGAGAGAACCAAGAATTGGCTGAGATGTAACAAGAATAGTTCCTGCTTCTTGTGCAGTAGATGTTACATCCGCTTCTCCAATTCTAGAAATCCATACAGTATATTCTGTAGAATCGGAAAGAAGAACGATTGCATATTCTCTTTGACCGTTGAGATAAACAGGAGAATCAAAGGTAATTGTGGTAGCAACAGATGCATCGCTTGATACATTAACATCAGCAGCAGGTATTTCAATATCTGCAAAAGGAAGAATTTTTAATGTAGGAAGACCAGTTTGAATCTCTCTTATTTGACAGAATACGGGAAGAGATGCATCTTTAGTTCTAAAGTATACATCAATCTTCGTAACAAATATTCCTGTACTATCATCTACAAAGAATGATTGTGCTAAGGGGTCTCTTCTTACTTGAGTGACTTCAGTAACATTAGTAACATTAGTAATATTTTGTGCAACAATCTGTGTAGAAGAAGTTGATGAATCACTAGCTGTGGCTGTAGCAGTAACTCTTCCTGAAGTAATGGTTCTTGACTGTGTGAAATCTTCATGAGTAACCCTTGCATTTCTAAGAGAAAGAGTTACTTCTTGAGTATTATCAAGATCACCTTGAGAATAGAAAATCTCTTCAGCAGACGTTGTTACTACACCGCCAGTTCTATCATTAGTAGAACTATTTGTTAATCTAAAGACTGTTCTACCAGTTTCAAATTGAGGATTACCTGCAATATTACCATCAGGAACCATATAGGATCCAATTATAGTTCCAACATTATCTGATACCAATCTAAGATTACTTAAAGTTGCAACAGCACCACTTGTTTGACCTCTCAAAATCATCCCTTGCTGAACCCAACCCCAATATGTCGGCTGTCTTTCATTTGACAAACTAGCACAATCTACATTTATCAAAGAACTAGTGGTAGAATAAGTCGAAGGAACTATGTTCTCCCTATCATAAGGGTTCTGCGAATAAACATCGGTAGGAGCATTAAATGGACCATACTTATGATTTAAATTAGCAGCTCTAAAGACGATATATGGTACAGAAGGTTCAAAATTATCAGGTACAGATTCTGAAATAGGCATTGTACCAATAACTTCTTCCCCAACTTGGAAAGTTCCCGAAGTCATTGTAACTTCTAATAATTTGGGAATTAAGAATCCATTGATATCAACAGTATCGAAGAATCCATAAACCTGAGTATTAGGCTTCATCCTTCTTCCAGTGAAGGTGATATTCCTTTGCCTCATGAAGTGAATAATATTTCTACTTACAATCCTATCTCCTAAGGATTCAGTATCAATTTGCTGTCTAATGGTATGCTGAACACCCGTTCTAGATTGATCAAGAGTTGTTTCAAGACTTACACTTCCACTAACCGTTACATCTGTAGTTTGACTTATAGACTCAGTTGTTCCACCAGGTCCCGTATTATTAGAACTCATCGATGTATTAACATCTACACCCAAAGTCATATCCAAATCATTGGTGATACTATCAGTTTGCCATGAATTCCAAATAATAGGACTTACACCTATACGAGATCCATCAGCAGTATCAGTAATTTCAGCTCTAAGTGCTTCCGCAACACCACGGAAAGAACCTTCCATCTCAACATCTCTCAATTCCATTCTATTAACATCAATCCATACATCAACACTTGGATCAAGATCAATAGATCCTTCATAACTCTTAACCAAGTATGGAGTTACATTCTCAACTCTGGTTGCAAATGGCTGATTTAACCACTCAACATCCTCATAATCGAGACTTACAACTTGACCGGTTCTCTTAATATTAGTACCAATAATATTACTGAGATAGTTAAGATCTGCATTAGTATTAGTAGTTGTACCCAGTCCGGCAATTGCATCTGATCCTAACTCCAAACTAACAGAAGTTGTATAATGAGAAGGTCTTAAACGACCATTCTGCAAATCTACACTATTCTTTACCCCAACTGTTAAATCCTGAACTCCTACAGCAGAGAAATTATCAATTAGGAAACCCGACTTAAACCTATTTTGTCCTTGAGCATCTGCTATGAAAAGATTAGCAGTATTATTTTCTAAAAGAGAAAGAGTAGTATAATATTCTAAATTCTTAATCCTATTCTCTAGCTTATAGATATCGGTCATCTGATATCTCTTATGATTCACATAAGTAACTTGAGCATTTGAAACATCATAGAGATATGGAGGAAGAGCAATATTTGCAACATTTATTGCATCATTAATTGGCCCTGGTAACTTTGGTTCATCTGCTGCTTCACCAAGTTTTACTTGGAAAACTCCATCTTTAGTTAAATAAATTCTATCCAATCTAGGTAGATAGTAATTAAATGCTAAAGTCTCTGATTCATCAGAAGCAAAGATGTATTTTGTACTATGCTTGTCATCAGTAAATGATCTTCCTGCAAATTCAAAAGGAGAAGCAGAATCAACTGCTACAGTATAATCATCAACTCGTGGTCGTGCATCAATAAGATCAGTATTTCGATAAGCATCTATAGATTGTATTTCTGTTCCATAATTAAATCCTTCATAAGAATTGGCAGTCGTAATATCTCCATCATCTGCAGATTCATAATAACCTTTAGAATAAACAATTTTTACACTCTTACGAGGAGATACTACTCCTTGCTTTCTTAGAATGTAACTATAATCATAATAAGTTAAAGTTTGCCCATTATAGAAAGTATAATTATCAGTTATATTAGGACTACCTTGATCTAAAGTAGAAGCAATTCCATTTACACCAGAATCCAAGAAATTAAGAATCTCTCCATCTTGAAAAGTATTTTTATTCAAATAAATGAAGGAAATCTTGCTGCTATCAACTTGTACAGCATACATCCCTCTTGCACCACTCAACTGACCTACAAATTCTTCTCCAATAATAAGATCATCAGTTTTACCCGTAGGACCATCCAATGACCCAATAACTATATTTGGCAGTACTGGTTCAGCAGTATTAGTAGATTCATATATCCCATGCACCTTAATTACATCAGGAACATTAAGAGAAATCTTTTCATCTTGAACTCTAGTTCCATATGGATAACTTCCATAAGTTAATCCATCATTTCTTGTTGTAGAGAGACTGCCAGCATTTGTACCAGATCCTGCATCATTAGACTTATTAACATTTAAAATCTGAATAATTCCTTTCTTCTTGGACTTAGAAGTTACTTTACTCTTTCTAAGAGTAGCAATAAGACGAGCTTCTCCACTACTATCATCAGCACCTAGTCCATTAATTTGAAGACTAGTACTACCATTAGTAAAATCAAACTGATCTGAATTAAGTTTTTCAGTACTTCCACCACCTCTTGTTAAGACATATCTTTCTTCATCGAAAGGTAAAAATACTTGATTAGAACCAGCTTCTACAGAAAGAACATTAGAAGAATTATTAGCAATAGTAACATCAAATTCTCTTCTAATAATAATAGAAGAACCTTCCAAATCTACCGATTCAATATTTCTTTTAGGAAGAGGTGCAAAAATTCTTTCGTTATTCTCGGTTCTCTCAGTTTCTGTAGTAAGAAGTGTTAAATCAGTTACTCCAATGGTATTGAGATCAAAACCACCATCACAGATTCCACTAACAGTTGTTACTCCACTCAGAATAAGAGAGTTTGTGTTTACTTGATCAACCTTAACAAAAGATGGATCAGTTTTTCCATCACGAGTATACTTAAGATAATTACCACTTGTTACAATACCCGGGAAAGTAGTAGTAGGACTTGTAAAAGTAGCAATAAATCCTTTTGATTGAGTAATACCAGTTATACTACCAACACCAATTTTAATAGCATCTGAAGGAATAACATCCGCAGAGAAGGTAGATCCTGCGCCAGCATTGTCATGATTGACTAAAGAGTATACTGAACGTACATCTCCCATTCCATAATTCGTCCACCCAATACTTACTCTAGTATCAGTAGAATTGTCAAAAACTAATTTTTCACCATTAATAAAGTTTCCAGAGATTTGATAAACAGTTAACGCAGCACCAGCAGTTACGGCATTTTTAAGGAATGCAGTTGCTCCACTAGAATCACCTTTAATATAAGTTGGAACACTTAGGGTAACTGCCTCATTAAGTTCTAAATCACCATAAGTCTGAATGTCATAAAGAGAAAGATCCCATCTATTTAAATTATAATTACTTAATTCATAACCACCAGATTCTAAAGCATAATCATATACTCTAGCAATTCCAACTTCTTTTCCTGCTGGATTTAAAGAATTTATACCAACTCTATCTTTTCTTAAACTAATAGTTTCGGAAGTACTTAAACCAATTTTTGGAGACCCTGATGCTCTATCTAATCTAAGTGTGGATCCAAAACTAAAATTCACTGCTTGATTTTCAAGCAATCTAGTTGTTCTTGGTTTAGGAGTATCTAAAAGAGAAGGTGCAATTGTCTCAACTTCAAATCCCCTTACATATGCTTTTCCAGGTCCAACCTTGTAAACCATCAAATCCTCAGATGGCTTTTGTCCATACTCAGTTAATTGATTTGATTTATAAATTCCATTATTTCCTTTACCATTATTCAAACTATCTTTGGCAAAAACATCAAATGCCTTAATGTAATAATTTCCAGACTCATCAAAAGTTCTTCTCGCAAATTCCTGAGCAAGAATATTATATTCAGTTTTATTGTTTATTTTTCTCAATACTCCATTCTTTACATTCGCTAATTCAACAAAATTAGGAACATCAAAAGTATCTAAATCTTTTTTGGCTAAAGATGCAGTAATTTTTAATCTATCTGCACCAGGAGCAGCATAGTTATTAAATCCATTAGCATTATCATTCAAATATGGATCTTGATCTGCATTAACAATTTCTTCAAGAATATCTAATCCAACCCTATAACTAGGAGTATTGTCATATTGATCAAGAATTAAAATCTCAGTATCAACCTCAACCAAATATCCTCTAAGAAAATATACACCTTCACTGATACGGAATGCCGATCCAATCGAACATGCATTACTCGCTATAGTTTTTGAGAATCCTTCCCCTGCAGTAATAAAACTAGTTCCAAACGTAATATTAGAATCTGTAATCAAATTCTCAGCATCACTAAAATCTCTTACTGAATTATTAGTACCAGATTCTCCATAAGTTACATAAAGAGTAATATTTCCCCTATCAGACTCATCCGCAGTAATTACTTTTCTTATTGTTGCCGTTACTCCAGAAGTTTCTCCTCTAATAGAAACTCCAACTAAATCACTAAGATATAAAGATACAGGAATACCTAAAAAATCACTTTCAACTTCTACAGCATAAAATTTGTCAATATACGTTAAATCACCAGGAATTACCTTGGCACCTTCTTTAAAGAAGTGGTTGCCCATTTGCTCAACTTGATTTTGCAATATAGATTGCAACGTAGTCAGTTCTCTTGCCTGAACTGCCTGTCCTGGCTTAAATAAAACCTTGTAATAGTCTTGAGCTTTACCGCCTATTTCCGGTTCATTAAAGTCATCAAAATATGGAGCTACGTTGAGATTGGTTTCCTGAGACATAATTCCTTAGAATTGCAAAATAACTTTGATATCTTCTTTTTGGTTGGATGATCTAGTAATTGCAGGTCTGTTATCAACGTAGATAATGTTGCCCGAATATTTTTTCACTTCTGGCTGTGCCACACCTTTAATAAAAGATTGTCCTAAGTTATAGGTACGACTATTTATTACGGTATTGATACCTGGGTTAGCAGCACTGCCAAAGGTGGTTTGAATTGCTAATGTAGCACTTCCACCAATAATATTAAAGGAACCTCCACTACCAGTATCAGCAGTGAATCTTTGCATTGTAAATCCATAAGTGGGTGATGAATTTTTAGTTCCATCAGTATTAAATCCACAATGGAATTTGTCTTGCCAATACTTTAATACACCAGTATTTTGATCGTATTTTACAACTCTACCAAAAGCAGTAGAACCAACACCAATTGTTTGTGTAATTTGATCATCTGGATTAAAAGTAACTCCACTATATCCTGCTCCAGTCAATTTAAGAGCATAAACAGCACTTGCTTTGTCTGATTCTAAATTTGAAGTAGAATCATATGCTTGTGGACTTTCAATAACTCCCACTCTTGCAATTTCATTTCCAGTAACAAAATCAGGGTTATCTGAATCATTCTCAATTCTAGAATAAAGAAGAACATTATATGCACCCAATTCTCTATAAATGTCAGCACCATGTCCTCCTTGAGGAGGAATAATGACATTAAAAATAGGATCAGTTGTTCCTTCAATACCTTTAGCAGCAAGATCTAAAGTTCCAAAAGTATAATTAGACCCACCATTCGAAATAGTTACATCAGAAACTTTAGCATCATTATTAGTTGTAACTGTTGCTTCTGCTCCAGATCCATCACCCTTAATAGGAACCTGAGTATAAACCTTATTAGCAGTTCCTACTCCTACACCCCTATTGACAATGGTTACTATTTTCAACTGCCCACTAGTTGCAGCATTTTCTCTCACTGCTTTATCATTTGTATTAGTATCCCAATCTTGAGGAACGGGGAGATAATTTGTTGAATCAAATTTAACAATATCACTAGGACTGATAGTATAAAGAAATTTCCAAATATAACCATCACCACTAGTACCTGCAGCCCGTGGTTCTAAATCAGTAAAAGTTGGTTCATCAAGAGAAGGTCTTCCTGATGGATTATCTGGAGAAGTACCATTTTGAAGACAAATATAAACTCTATAGTCACTATTTAAAACATAATAATTAGCATCATATAAAGTTACCGCATCAGATGGTTTAGATACATCAGTAACACTTATATTATTACGATACATATCATAAGTAATTCCTGATGTCCAAGTTTGTTTTCTTACAACTTGTCTTACATCAGTCTTACTAATTTTCTTCAAGGCAATCATTGTATCCCAATAATTATCCTCCTGATTGAAATTATCTATAGGAGAAGGTGGGGTTGTATTCCAATCAGTATCATAATCCGTTGGATTTGGTAATCCAACAAAAGAGTAGTAAGAGTTGGCTGTTGAAGCAACTCCCGCCACAAAATTCTTAGCATTTAAGATACGAAGTTGATCAGTTATAATGGCAGCCATTTTGACAATAGTTTTTTTACTTATTTAGCGAGTTAATTACTGATAATTGTTTCTCTTAAGAGGATAAAGTCTTCTGACTATACCTCCAGTAGAAAGTCCGGTTACTCCATCATTAGTATAAGCATTATATGCCTTAGCATCATCCCTATCTCCAAAGAGTATTTTACCCCAAGAGAAGTTACCATAATAAGAACTGTATCCAAGACCAGTCAATCCTTCAAGATTTGCTACGCTAACCGTAACCTTAGCAACTGCTGTTAAACCAGCGCCTGTCTTAGATTCTGCTGCAGTTACACCAATGGAAACAGCAGCAACTTGATACACATTATCTAGGAAAGTAGTTCCTATTCCAACTGTCCCACCACTAACATCTATAGAAGTTACTCCATTACCAACTGTTGAATTACTAACAGTGAAGTAATATCCAGTAGCAATTCCACTAACTGTAGTAACTCCGACAATATCAGAATCTCTAAGTTCTGAATCAGGTGGAATAAAGAGATCAAATACTATTCCAGTAGATGCAACGCCTACAGAAGTAGAACTTATACCACTAATTATTCCAAAGTCACCTTCATAAGTTACACTAGTTGCTTTTCCTCTAACTGGTATGGGATCACCAATTAGAACTTCAGGTGGATTAGTAGAAGTATATCCAGATCCAATACTAGAACCTATAGTTATTGCATTAACAACTCCACTACTAATTGTTGCAGTAGCATATGCTTGACAATCTCCGGGAGTTGTTCCCAATCCAACAGGAGAACCAATAGTTACAGTTGGTGCAGAACTATATCCATATCCACCATCTGTAATAGTTAGAGAAGTAATAGTTCCCGCTGTAGAAACATTAGCAGTCGCTGCAGCACCAGTCTTAGCATCCTGTGACATCAACTCTACAGTGTAGGTGTTTGTATCAGTATTATTTTCATTAATAGGATCAAAGAATGGTCTAGCATTTTGAACCCAGGCGCATGTAGACGCTACACCAACATTTTGAATTATAAATGCGGTGGGTTGAATAAGTGGCTCATAATGAACTCTATCTTTTCCTATTCTAATACCATCAATAATTTTATCTTTAGATTGACGGCACCACTTAACAGGTCTTAGTAAAGTATCATCAGTAGTAATTCCTGGTCCTACATAAGGATTAGTTTCTACAGAATCAGTTGTATTAATTCCAGTAACCACTCTTTCATCTTGAAGCATTCCATATCCTTGATTAAATGGATCTCTAGATTCATTAACCAAAGTAAGTTCATCACCTTCCTTAACTGTTTCTAAAACATCCTTAAAGACTACATCAATAGCACCAGTTCCCTTATAATAAAGAACTTTTGTCGTATCTCCTTTCTTAGGAGCTTCGCTAAATTTGAGAGTACTACCTCCACTGAATGTATACGATTCTCCTGGTACTTGTAAAACATCATTAACAAATACAAGAAGACATGATTGAACATCTATAGAAGATCCCTTAGCAGCTCTAATTGTCAGATAAGAACCATTATGCTTAATTGGGAAAGACTTATTACTTCCATCACATAAAGAATCAAAATCATCAAGTACTTGCAAATCACCTATAGTCCAACCAGCAAATGCATCACTATAAGTAGTTTGAATTGTCAGCTGGAATTCTTTATATGGAAGTGAAGGATCTGTAGGAATTCCTGCAGTGCCTCCTGTATGAACTGTTAGTATTTCTCCCTGACCAAATGCATATCCAGTATTTGTAATTTCAAAATCAATAATACTAGAACCTTGACCCACAACTACATCAACCTTCGCATAAGTTCCAATTCCCTGAGATGACTCAGAACTGTAAATTAAATCAAGATCGGAATAAGATAATGGATCGTCAAACTTAACATCCAATTCTTTCTCAACTTTACCACCTCGTGCGTAGAAGTGAGTTCTAGTTGATACTCCAGTATTAATACGGAATGATTTACTATCTAAAACTTGTGTAACTGGAGTACTTGGGAAAGCAGGATCTTGTCCACTAGAAGAATTATTTACTGCTCTAGGAGCAATAATTGCTGCTTGTACTTTTCCTCCTCCTTGATAGAATGTAGGAACAGTAGATGTTCCAACATTTACAGTAAATGTCGTTGTAGTTCCAACACTATCGATAGGAACTCCTGCATAAGTAGGATCTCCTTTTCTAGGATAACTATGCTCTGTTGCATGAGCGTCCCTAGCACAAGTAAAGGTAAGAGATTCTGTAGCAATTCCAATACTTGTTCCTTCACTTATACTATGTCCAGCACCAACAGTTAAAACAAGATCACCAGTTGTTGCGTCATATGTGGCAGCAGAAACATCATCATACTTAATACTGGTTATTCCAACATTTAATGCAATCGTAGTAGAAGTTGTAGCAGCAATAGAAATTGCAGTATCATAGTAAGTATCTGTTGAACGAGGATATGTATGGATGCTTCTATAATCATCCAAAGCACATCTGAATGATAATCCATTATTCATCAATCTAATACTTGTTCCAGTGGTTAAACTATGACTTCCAATATTCAAAGTCATAATACCAGTTGAACCAGTATACTGAGCATCGTAAACGTCGAAGAAGACACTCCTAGAAGCGCCTACATTGACCGTAATGGTATCATCGCTAATTGCAGTAATAGCGGTGTTAACGCCTGCTACAGGGTCCGTAGAGCGAGGATAAGAGTGTGTGGTAGCATCATCGTCTAAAGCACAGGTAAAGACCAATGAACTTGTACCAAGTCCAACAGTATTGCTAGTGGTATAAGTATGTCCTGATCCCACTGTCAACACCATATCTCCCGTTAAAGGATTGTAAGTAGCAGCTGTTGGAGTAATAGATCCAATACCCGTTACGGTAATGCTAGTAACACCTACACTATCAAATGTATGGAGATAATTACCACCACTAACAACACAACTTGTTACACCACTTACAAACTGATGTAGATAATCGCCACCAGAACGTATTGCATTTGCTGATGCTCTCTTAAAGGTATGAGCATATTGGTCTCCAGGACCTGCAACACCAACATTAACAGTAATCTGAGTAGTTGATGTAGAAGCAACAGATACTGCATTATTGTATGCTGGATCATGTCCTCTAGGATAATAATGAGTTGATACACCAGAATCAATAGCACAGGTCATTCCTAACCCAGTAAAGATAACAACACTAGATTTACCGCTTGCATTGAATCCATGAGCAGTACTGGTAGTAACTGTCATGACACCACTACTACTTGTATAATCAGCGGTATAGATGCCAATTGGAGCAGTATAATCACAGGTAAACGCAATACCGGAAATATTGATATTTTCTCCTCTCTCCAACCCATGAGCTTGATGGGTAGTAATTGTAGTTAATCCAGTTACTGAACTGTACCCCACATTAGAAACATCTACGGGCGCATAGAAGACGTGTGGATTGGTAATTGCTATTCCAGTAATACCACCATTTACAACTTGTGCAGTACCAATTGAGACGTAACTGGCAGCATACAAACTTGATGTTTGAATAGCAACATTGACAGTAGGTTGAATATTAAGTCTATATCCAGAACCACTAGTTCCCATTCCAACAGACTGAATAGTTCCAGCAGCAGATACAACTGCTGTTCCTCCAGCAGCAACTAAAGGTTGTAATCCAAATCCTTCAGTAGATCCTACAGAAACAATAACTCCACCTGTAGGGACATTTGCATTATTGACATCATAAGTTACCGAAGATGCTGTACCTGTAAAGAATACACTAGAGATACCAGCACTCTCTTTAAACTCATAATCTTCAAGTTCTGATTGAATTCCCTCAGGACCCTGGAAAATACCATTAATAAGAACTACGCCATTACTAGTAGAGAATCCGGTAGCATTACTTCCACCATCCTTCTTAAGAGTAAATGTTTTAGCAATCCCTGTAAATTGATTTGAAATATCATCGAAGATAATATTATTAGTATAAGTCTCTGCAATAGTTCCCGTCTTTCCACTTCTCATAAAGGTTCTACCCTGGAAAGTAGAATGTGTAGAAATTCCAACCCAATCTCTATCGTCTGGAGCATTGGTTGTAGAACTTATAGGATCAGGTCCATAAGGTGCTTCAACAAAGTGAATCTTATTCTCACGGATATTATAATTACCCTCAATGGTCTGAACTAAAGCTCCTGAGCTATGACTAGCAATTCCTGTTCCCATCCAAGGTCTATCAACAAGAATAACATTAGTGCTACCAAGACCAACTGTGTTGATCTTCATAATCTCATTATTAATTTGAATTAAATTACCACTAAAGAATGAAGTTATTCCACTAAAGGTAATCCTCTCATCTAATAGTAATACATCCTTCGCAAGAGTAGTTGTAACTGATCCTCCAACAATAGGAGACTGGAAGAAGTTGTCAATAGCAATAAGACCCTTCGCATTTTGATTAGTTGAAGTAAAGGAGTGAGATGTTCCAATACCAACAGATGTAATATCAAATACTACAGGATTTTGTAAAAGTGCTTTTTCAGGACTTGCTGCTAACTTAATAGTACTTTCATTAACCTTGACTGCATAGACTGTTCTTGGAACTGTAGTAGTTGTACCGAAACCAGGACCACTAGTTGTACCAATACCAATTGCTTGAGTAGAACCAACACCTGCCCATGAATAAGTAAGTTCTTCACCACTTACAAAATAATGATCTGGAATAGTAATAGTATCAGCAGAAACACTAACAATATCTGAATCACTTCCATCAACAAATCTTTGGAAAATAGGTCTATCATTATGAAGTAATCCAAATTCCCTCTTAATATCAGTTTCTGTTCCTCTATACTCAGCATAACTGGATCTAATAACTCCACTATTCATATCGATAGAAGATGTATCGACACTATCCTTAACAACACTTAAAACATTCTGGAATACTCTTACCTGAACCTTAATATTATGATTAGGAATAAAGGTTAAATGCTTTCTATTAGAACCATCAATATTAGCACCAATAGTTCCTAAACCAGTTGTATGTAATTGAACATTACCATATTCAGTTAAAGCATTATAATCACCATCATCACATGCTATAACTTCACACATCTCATAACGCTTATTGGTTGTATCTTCTAACTGAACAACATAATAAGCAGCATGAGAATCTGCATGATATTCTGCAATAGTATTAATTCCAGGTGTTCCGGAAGCAGCAATCGAAGTATACCAAGAATCCAACAATCCAGTTTGCAATTCTGTAGCAGTTCCTACTCCAGTAGCAGTAGTAGTGCTACTTGCAATAGAAATACTCATCGAACTTACACTATGTGCTACACTTACAGCAGAATCAGGTGTAAGGTCTAATTTAATGCGAGCTCCGTCAAGATAAGCATAGTAAGTTCCTAATCCACCAACCGAGAAAGGACTATTATTATTATCTGATAATTGACCGTATTCAACTAGATCAACAGTAGATCCATCATGAATCAAATTCAATTCATCAAATTCATAATAGGACCCATCATCTGCACCAATTTCAACAATAATTTTTGAAGAACGGTAAGTAGAAGCGATTCCAACAATAGTTTGTGCAGAACTTGCTCCACTAGCAATTGCTTTATGATGAGAATTAATATGAACTATACTTCCTAAAGAAGTACTACCTATTCCAGTAGTGCTACTCTTAAGATCATGAGAAATGTAAGTAACATCATAATTATTCTTCTTATACTTAATAGGATAGAATTGAAGTTGTCCCTTATCCCCATCTATAGACCAATCAAAAGATCCTAAATCTGGATGAGTCTCCACTCTACCATATTGGTTCAAATATCCCTGACTACCATCATGTAATAAGGATACAACCAAAACTTGGCGTTCTTGGGTATATCTCTTATCTCTTACATAAGTAAAGAATTTTCTTGTTTGTGCCGCATTAAGTTTATCATTAGTAATAACTGCATAACGAGTTGCTCTAGGTTTGTGGTTAAATTCTCCACTAAAATCATCAATCGTTAAAACCCTATTTCCAACAGATTCAAAATAATCACTCAATACTCTATTTTCAAAAACAATCTCATTAGAGACTAATGTAGTTCCTACTTTAACAACCTCTTCAGATGCTAAATCAAAAGTATAAACACAATTTAAATCACCTTTTCCTTCAATATCAACCGTAATCTCAGTATTACTATCCTCTCCAAAAACAGATGCTCCACCCTTCTCATCTTGAGTTTCAATAACCAAATCAGAGAATTTTAAGAAGCCAGAAGTATGATTTAAAGAACTAACTGCATTCTTCCAAGTATCATAATCAACTTTAGATTTTAAGGAATAAGAGAAGTATTGATAATAATGATTATCAGGTAGTCTTTGAACATTGTTATTTAAAATTCCAGTATCATATATCCACCCTTTATTAACTTCAGAATATGGACCCAATTTAATATAAGAATCAAAGTCAATCTTCGACTTAATAACTCCCATTGTATTGGAAGTCTCACCTCTTATAATATCTCCTATCTTAAGTTCCCTATTAGTAGAAACTTTAAGACTTTCAATTTTATTGTTCCAACTTGCTACAGTTCCTTTTGCTTCACCACTTACAACAGTTTCTCCTTCAAAGTAATCGTTTACACCAATCTTTATATCAAAAATTGGAAATTCTTTTTGAGGAATAACTCTACCACCTATAGACGTAGTAGGATCATAATATCCAGGATATTCACCAGAATCCAATACATCACTCATATCATAAACAATAGACCCTGTATTACCACCCAGAGCTTCATTAACTTCTACAACTGGGAAAAGTTTATAATTATATTCTGCAGAGTTATATCCCTTAGCAGTGGAACCGACACCTACACTAGTATTTTCAATTAAAACACCATCTCCTACAGCAAATGGGAATAGATCACTAAATCCTGTGTTAAATCCTACAGTTACCCTTTGAGTAGTTGTATTATAAGTTATGGTATTAATACCAACTCCATTTGAATTACGAGTAGGAATGATAGTAGGTAATACATTATACATTCCATAAGTATTCTGAACTATCCGTACATTAGTAGCTCCAACTTGATACTCAAGTTCTACGTCATCAACAACCTTTCCAGTATATCCATCAAGAACCACTAGAGTAGGATCGGTCAAATAATTTTTACCACCAGATGAAATTCCAATACTCTTAAATGAAGTAAGTGGTTCAATAGTAAGAATCTCTGGAAGATTTAAAGAAGGTTTTAAAGTAAAATCAGTAGGATAATCAAATCCTATATTTTGAATGGTATCTTTTTCAATTGATCCAATTGAATTACTTCCAATTTCTATTATTGCATCTTTTCCATAAACAGAAGATATTGTACCAATACCAGGAGCTACTTCATACTTTCTTCCGCCATTAAGTACTTCTATATTTGCAATAGCTCCATAAGCACTTAATGATTTGGTAGTATAATATAAATTAGCTGTTGTTGTATTATAAGAACTTGCCTCAGGGTATTCTTTTAAATTAAACTTAAATGTAGTTGTACCTAATCCAACTATAGTCTGAGACCCAGAATACTTACTACCAATCAAATTAATTTGATTATTATTAGTTACATCAGTATCAATAATAATTTGCTTCTTAACTTCTGCAATAAAATCTTCATTAACAGACTCAAATTTATAATAAAGATTTTGTGGAACATCATCATTTAATATTATTTGAACATATGCACCTGCTTCAAGTCCAACTTTACCACTACGCTCAACTTCAAAATTTACAGAAGTTTCAGTAGATTCAAATTTATAATTGTAGAGAGGGTCTTTATAGAAATTAAGAGCAAACGCACTATAAGAAGTTAAACCTACTTGAGAAGATAAAGAAGAATCTTCTAGATTAAATTTAATAATCTTATTCTTATAAACATCAAGTTGAGGATTGATTAAAGATATGGTTCCAGCAGTAGCACTAGTAATATCAATATAATTGGGAATGTTTAAACTCAAATCATATCTAGTAGCACATAATCTAAACTTATCCTTAGTATAATAAAGGACATAATAAATTCCTTCATTTGATAATCCACCCGAAGCTGACGATGCAGTATAAATTACTTTATCTCCAGTCTTTAATCCATGATCACTAGATGTAATAGTATCATTTGCTGTATCAACATCACCAGCAACCCAAGTTAAAGGTTTAAGTACAATCCTTCTATTGTCATTATCATACTTAACTGTTATAGTCTCAGTATCTATTGGGGTGGCTGTAAATTGAACCTTATCCCCCAATGATAATGCATGAGTGGCAGCAGTAGAAACAGTAACAATATTTTGACCTATTTCACCTGTTATAGCAGTTCTCTTAGTAGTAAAACTATGATAATTTCCTATTCCAAAATTCTGGAAATATGGTAACCTTTGTGTAGTAGTAGATCCAACTCCAACAAAAACTCCAGTAGTTCCCAATCCAACTTTAACAGTTGAAATTCCAATAAAATCTCTACTGAAATTAGCTATGTATAGATCTTGTCCTTCTGGTAATTTAAAAGTGGTTCCAGAAGTAATTCCAGTTATAGGGTGCCAACACTGCATCCCAGTTCCACCATGATTGGAATAAGTAACCTTTTCTCCAGTTTTCAATCCATGATTAGGAATATAGATTTGACTATAAGGAACAAAGACTTGAGTTGCTCCCAAACCTGGCATTGAGAAAACTGCAGTAGAACCTATTCCAGCAATAGCAGATGTTCCAATACCAACAGATTCATTAGGATTAAAATAAATTTCTCTATTTGCATTATAACTATAGTCCGTCTTAAATCCTGTATTAATAGTAAATTTACGAGGATTTTCATAAAGAAGAGTTCCTGCACTGAATGCAACACCAACGGTCTCATTATATTCTCTTACAACTCTAATTCGCTTTCCTATCTGATCAATATTAAGAACTTTAACCTTTTCAGCAGTAGTTCCCAGACCAACATTTAAAGTATCATTTTCTCTAATAAAAGGAAAATCTAAAAATCCTGTGGTATAGAAGAAAGTAGTTAATCCTGTTGCTCCGGTAGTTCCTACACCTAGAGTAGTAACAAAATTATCAGTCCTTATACCCAACGCATAGGAACCTTCAAGATGAGCAAAATATGTACTTAAACCAGAAACCGTAATCAATTCCCCATTATTAAATCCATGAGGTGATGTAGTAAATCCAACAATATTTCCAACTCCATCTAATGTAGCAAAATCAACATTAGAAAATGAAGTAGTAGCAACACTAACAGATGAGATTCCTGGACTATAAAGATTAGATACTTTAGCGGCTGCATTAGTACCACCAGTTAAAGCATTATCAAATAAAACTCTATCATTTACTTTATAATTTTTACCTCCCGTCAAGATGCCAATAGCATCAATAGAACCCGAAGAAGCAAAATCAATATTTACTGTTTGATTTCTAACACTATCAGGATCAAAAACAAAATCATAGGAACTATTAGAAGATTTAAATCTATAATCTACAGTATTCCTAAACCATCCAGATTTATTTAAATCATATTCTTCTTGATTAAAATCATTACTAAAGTTTAAAGTATTAGGTTCTGAATAGAAACAAGTTCCAATTACGTATGGGAATTGTGGGCGATAATATCCTTTAAAAGGTCCGTCAGTATCAGTATTACCAGTTTCAATAGTGGTAAAATAAGCATATACCCCATTAGGATATTCAGGTGTTACACCAAATCTACCATTATGCTTATCAAGATCTCCTTCTCCTTTAAATACATAATCTTCGTTAAAGAATCCCTGAGGGAAAACGGATAAAGGAGGTCTATTTGCTTTAGAGACCAATTTATATCCGGATTCCATTGCTCTGGCTGTTCCGCCTTCTGGAGTAGTATATCCATAAGGACCATAAATTGGATTTCCATCATAGGCCCATCCAAGAATGGGAGAATGATATGAAGAAGGTTGTTCTTGATTATTTGCTTTTCTTAAATCACCAACTCCATATTGTATTTCTCCTCCTTGATTTCTTACATATACCCCCTCTCTAAGTTTTCGAGGAGAGTACATATGACAATACTGTAATCCAAAATCACTTCTTTCAGATTCATCAATAACTCCATCATCTGGAGTGAAAGTATCCAAATATTTTCTAAACAGGTTAACTGTCCATGGTTGAATATGAGCTTTTAACCTACCTTGAGTTCCTGGAGCTTTTATTGTAAGAGTTGTAGTATTATCATAACCAACTCCACCATTTATTACATGTATGTCTGTAAGTATTCCATTTTCTACTACTGGAGTGAGTTTAGCATAATCACCAATTCCATTAATTACAATATTAGGAGGAGTATTATAACCAGATCCCCCTCTTGTAACCAAAACTTCTACAATTCTTCCATTATTAACAATAACCTCAGTTTCAGCATTTTTACCGCTCCTAAATTCAAATTCAGGTTGTCTATCCCAATTAAGAATGGAATCAGATCCATACTTACTTCCTTTATCAGTTAAATGAACTGAATCAATCTCTCCTCTAAAAATAGGATTTATTTTAGCAGAAAAATCTTGATTGGCTAAAGTAGATACTCCAATATTACCAGTAATAACAACAGAAATAGTAGGATAGTTAAATGAATGAGTTCCACTTCCAATCGACTTTAAATCTACATATTGTTCACTATTAAGATATTCATTCTTAGATGTAGTTCCTAATCCAACAGGGGCTAGTTTAAAAGAATCATTACTTACCTTCTTAACCAAATATTGAGAAGAAGTATTAAGACCCTCAATTACACTACCAGTAGTTGCATAAGTTAAAGTTTCTCCAGTTTCATATCCATGAGAATCTATATTAATACGATTCTGAGATGTGCTAATACCACTAGTTGTAACAGTTCTCTTTTTATTTTGATACCCTTCCCCACTATTAGTAACATTAATATCAGAAATTATATCTTTCTTTTCTGAAGATCTAAACTCTTGATTACCAACACCATATCCCGTAATATAAAACGTGTTTATTCCTGCTATAGCATCTGCTTCAGTAGGATGAAGACGAATTGTTTGAGCATCTACAACAGCAACACGATATGTTGAATCTGTTGTAAGTCCTGTTAATCCAGTTTGCTTATCAGTGTCATATATAACTTTCTCATAATCTCTAAACTGGTGATAAGTAGAAAATCCAATTAAACTGGTACTTGCACTACCTACTTGAATGAATACATCTCCATCACTACCCTTATTGGTTGAATCAAAAGAAACACTATGAGATATAGATCTCATATTAATTTCTGCCGCAGCATCCTTACCATTTCCACCAGTAATGGTAATAAATGGCTTATCAACGTAATCAAATCCAGAATTAACAATCTCTATTCTTTCTAAAGATCCTTTTACAGCACAAATTCCAGTGGCAGCAATTCCAGTGGCATCTGTAATCTCTAAACTTGGTGGATTGATAATATCATATCCAGATCCTGGTGATTCAATTTCAATATCATTAATAGATCCATAGAATAAGGTTTGGGATGACTTATAATTAAGAACCTCAACACCATTAATTAAAACACCAGTTTTTCCAGGGTCTGTAGTATAATTACCACTCTTATTGAGAGGATCCTTTATTTCTTTTAAAATATTTTGAGACAATATTTCTTTTCTGGCAAAATCATAATCTTGAATAACATTAGAAGTAACAATACCTGATACAGAAATGAAATCACCACTAAAAATATTAGATTGGCTTTTTGCTAAGCTTAACGTACTAGGACTAACTCTTTTAACAAAATAAAGACCTTCTTCCAACTCAGGGAATTTACTAGTAGAAGTAGTAACTCCTGTGATTCCATCAGAATCGACAAATGTAGTAGAAACAATATAGGGTTGATAATAAATCCTATCACCAGTAAAGAATCCATGATCATCTGGTGCATTGGGATCATTAGCAAGAACGTCCAATTCAGTTCCACTATAACTTCCACTTAGTGTAACTTTTCTATCATATGGATTGATAAATTGATCGTCATAAAATGGTAAAGATGGTGAAGCAACTACTACTTCATCAGAATAATTGGTATAAGTATTCTGAATGTTTGCATTAATTTTATTAAGAGGAGAATAAAGAGAAGATTCTACTTTTCTAAGTTTTCTCTGAAGAGAATACGTATAACTTAAGTCTAAAGGTCCTTGTCCTCTAATTGAAAATCTAGTAGAAGAATTTATAGCAATAATCTCACAATTAGTCTTAACAGTATCACTTCTTGTTAATAAAGCTTCATCCCCAACTCTAAAGTTATGTTCATCATAACTTACTACTTCATAAGTATAATTTGAAAGATCAACTAAACTAAAAGAGCTAATTTTATAACTATTAGCAATATTTTCAATCCAATTATCTCTTCTAATAGTAGAAGAAGAAATTCCTAAAGTTTTAATTCTTCCAACATCATTTTTAGAAAAACGATATGTATTTTCAGGAATTACTACATCTTCTAAAACTGATCCTACTCTAACCTTAATAGGACTAGATGTAGTAAGTCCAGAATAACCATAAGCATGAACATCTAACCTGACTTCTGCTGCCGTTCCAATTCCTGAAGTTATTGCAGTACTCGCTATTCCAAAGAATTGAGTAATTGATTTGGAAGAATATGATGCTATACCAGTAGTGCCATTATCATATGTAAGGAATAAATTACCAGATTGAGCAAATCCTACTGTCGAATCTACATCTAAGAATGTAGCTCCAGCAGAAACTGGAGATATTAATAAACTTTTAGGATGAACAGAGAATTCACCATAAACAGTTCCATCTAAAACTAGGTCTTTATTATAATCAGCATCAAAACTTAATTTAAAATATTCCGTTGTTCCAATAGAAATTTTTTCTACGTCAGTAATTGATGCATACGCTTCTGTAATCCCATATTTTTCATTTTCATCTTGATATAATGTATTATTCAATAGGTCAAGCGGATTACCTTCTACACGCTCAACAACAATATCCTTTGTTCTTCTCCAACCAGCATCAGAAGGTCTAAACAAATAATTACGAGGTTTAATAACTTCTACATTTTCTCCGTATAAGGAAGAAAAAAGAATTTCAAATGAACGATCAGTTCCTTTGGAAGAATAGAAATCTTTCGATTGTTTAATAAAAAGATTTTGATTCAAATCCTCTGTTAGAGTTCTATCAGAAAATCCAGGTAGAAATTGCTGTTTTAATTTGTTTAAAAACTTATGAAAGAATAATCCACTTAAATTATAAACAATCGGTCCTTCAGGAGCAGTATTACCACCTGCTTCATAGTTTATTACAGTATGTTCTGCAATATTAGATGTAGAAAAAACTAATTCTTCTGGATCATTCGGTTTGGAATATGATGTTACACCACTGAATCCCCTTATACATCCCGTAAATGTTCTATCTGTTTTTCCAGTATACGTAATTATTTCATCATCTATCTTAATAATTCCATATCTATCAGGAAAACCCCGTGTTCCTGATAAAATCTTACCAGTTTTATCAGTAGTAGTACTTACATTAATAATCGTATCACTATAAGAGACATCCTCTGATAGAAGACAGGTATCAACAGATTTAAAAATCTCATTTAATTTAATATACTTATCAATATTCTGAATAAGATCTGTTGTTCCACTAGGATATTCTTGAGAAATATAATATTGCTTTAAAAATTCTACAAATAAAGGATTTTCCTCAGCAACAAAATCTGGTAGTTGATTCTCAACAATAGATTGGATCTTTACTCTAGTTTCTGACATATCTTATCTTACAAAGACTCCGTTTGAATAACTTGATGATACTTTATGATCTGTTCCAGAGACTTGAGCTCCAGAAGAAATTTCATCCTCCCACATATTAACGAGAACGTTATTAGTATCTAGTTGCAAATAAAGATCCTGTAATCCGATGACATCATTGGAATAAGGGACTGCTTCAATCTCAATAAGTGGAGTTCCTCTATTAATAGTAGTATTAATTATATTAATAGGATTCAACATGATTTCACCCTTTATATAATCAATAGATCCGACATTTCGACGAGCAATTTGGGGTTGAGTTGGTGATAGCAATTTAAAGAGGTTAATAGTTCCCTTTTTACTATCTCCATCAGGAATATCTCCCAAATATACCGTATCCGCAATACCAGCTACCGTAAATCCAGAAGATTTGATATTATACCCTAGTTGGTCGGAAATATGGAATCTATTACCAAAACATATCTCATATTCAGCAAAAGAATTAAGAACTGCTCTTAAATCCCTTCTCATTGTCACAGTAGTGATATTAGAAGTAATAGATGAATGACTTTCATCAATTATATTCAAATATTGGCTATATTTGAATCTTGCGCCAAATTTATTCAATTCTGTAGAATCGGCATAGGTATTAATGTTAGAATAAACATCAGTTTTTACCGTATTTGAAGAAGGTGCTAAATTAGGGTTATAATAAACATTAGAAGTGGTTTCTACATAAAGATATTTCAAATCAACGATTTCTGCAACAATTCCAGCAACACTATATTTCTGCAAATCCCGTCTAATGTTATCTTTAATCAAATTGGACAAATAACGATCATTATAGGGTTTAATACTGATAAAAACTTTTCCAAATTGAGGTGGATTGAGAGATTCTCCTCCATAAGCAGAAACAGACTCAGTTTCTGGATAAATTGAAGGAATTAGTGCTTCATAATCTGCTGAAGTTACTGCTCTGTTTCTGGAAGCATAAATTCGAGTACCATATTTCTTAATAGACTCGATAGTTTCAATATTAGCGCCAGAATGAGAAGAATCTACGACAGTAATTAAAGAAATTCCTGTTTCTACAGATCTATCAGCATCATCTTCCAATATTCCACTAAAAATGAAAGAATTAATGTTATTTGCATCTGATCCATTACAAACTGTGTACTCTGCAGTGATATATTCGGGAGAAGAGAGTTTTTTCCCAAAAATACCATCACCAAAGATTAATTCATATTCTTCATTCTCAACTTCTTGGATAAAAAAGACTTTTGATTGACCATTTAGATCAAATAGACTATCAGAGAGGTAATAATTAACTGCATCACTAGCAGCACTATTAGATCTTACATTTACGTTAATTAAAGTTGTATCAATACCAGAATTATTTAAAATAAATCGCTGATTTGGAGTAAATGAGTCAATTGTGAAGTTTTGAGTGATTCTTGCACCCTCATATATGGTAATATCATTAAATTCTGCAACATTATTAACAACCGGAGTAGTAATATCTTCCGGAATTGAAAATGAATAACTTTCAGACCCAAATGGAGTGGTTGTAGCAACAACTCCTTTCTTTAATGTTAAAGAAGCAGGTGCATTAGTATAACTGCTAGTATCTACGAAGAATGATACTTTAGCTCTTGATGCTTTTCTTGATCTAGGTACATAACCAATGTTACGAGCAAGAGAAACGACGTTTTCTCTTAATGTTGCACTATCAATGAATACTTCATTTGTTACCATATTGGTATTATATGAAGTAATATAGGTATTATAGGCAAGAACATCAATAAGTGTTGAAAGGTTAGACCCTTCAAAGTCATAATCGGTAAAATTAGAGTTCGATCTGATATAATCCTTAATCGAAGTCTTAATTTGATCGAAATCTAAATTTGCGTAATTAACTAATGCCATTATCGTGTTGGTTGTAATGCAAAGTCTAATTGTTGAGGTAATACATCAATTCCAACAATGTCATAATTTAAAGTTACGTCAAATTGATCATTATCGTAATTAGGAACGACATGAACGTCTGTTAATACTACCCTAGGTTCAAAGTTTTCTACAGTTATCTTAATTTGATCACTTATTTCAGATGCAGTAAGGTTATCAATGTTCTCAAATAGTAAAGAAGTGACATCTGAACCCAAAATAGGGTTAAAAAACCTTTCTCCAGGTACTGTCATAATCAAATTACGTAGAGAACGCGCAATTGCTGTCTCATTTTTAATCGCAATGATGTCTTCATTTATAGGATTTACCTTAAATGATGAACTAATGTCTTTAAAAGATTGACTTACCCGTTCTACAGGCATAAGAATATAGAAAAACTATAATTATGAGTTATTTATTACGGATTTTTACCTAAAATTCCGCAAGAGGAACCATATCAGTGTCATAATCTAGTCCATCATCCTCAAAATCGTCATCTTTTCTCTCATAAACGTCATTTTGGACTAATGTATCACGTTTTTTAGGTGTTATATTGTCATTTGCGATTTCTCTAAGCATTTTTTGGTGCTGATCATTTGCTAAATTGTCTAAAAAATCGTTTTCTGGAGTCATTTTTACCTCTTTCACTAAAAAAGGACTCTTTCGAGTCCCATTTATTTATTTTCCTTGTCCTCGATAGACTTTTTTTGCTCTATTTCGAGAACTCGCGGAATATTTGGTATGTTTACCATTCCCCTGACGAGTTTTTTTCGGCGGTGAATCTATAAAACCTGTGGTTCCATAAATTCCTTGTTTTGATTTTGCCATAATTTAGTGTGGATTAAAGGATTTCATGTAAAGGACAAAGCCACATACCGAGAGGACGACGATGAGACCGAGTAACGAAGCAATTTGCATAAAAATTCATCAAATAATACGAGTTTTTTCGTGACCTACACGAATGCGAGGATCGCACCAGATTTGATAACCTGCTTCAATAGCATCTAAACAGAACGAGACATCCTCGCCGCACATATCTTGTACGTTCCCTGATTCGAATTCTTGCATCTTAGGAGCAAACCAAGGATACTTAATCTTCTTATCCTCAAAAACGCCGTGCTTAATCATTACCCATCCAAATCCTGTATAATCAACAGTAAAGGGTTTCTGACGCTTACCAATAGACTCAACGGTTTCATGATTCATAACTCCACCGTTCTTGCGGAAATCTTCTTCCTCTAACCAGTGTGCTACTGAGGTTGTGCTCCCATCTTCAGTGGCATACCATCCAGCAGTAATTCCCCTCTCTTCACCTTCTGCAGGTACAGCAAGATCACATAGTTGCCAGAACTTCTCTGAACTAAAGACAATATCCGAGTCAATCCAAAGTTGATAATCATACTTTAATTTACCATCCCATGGAACTTGATCTGGTCCACGTAAAACATTAGCACCTAAACACTTACAACGTGCAAAGTTAACCATTGATGAATAGTCCTGGGATATCTGAATAGACATACCGTTCTGAACCATGTCAAAGCATAACTGCACAAAGTTCTTCATAAAAATGTAAGAACATCCACGTCCTGGAAGACAAAACACAATTGTCTTTCCTTTCATTCGTGCTTTAATTGCATCAATATCCCAAGCAGGTTCTTTCTTTTTTGGGGTATTGGCTTTAACTGTAAATCCTTTTGCCATAATTGCTTAATACCTTCAATTCAATTATACACTGTTATATGTAGTGTGTCAATTGTTCTAAGAAGAATAGTATTACTAGTCGGTTATCCACAAATTTATTAAGACTATGTGGTATGGTTGGATCATACATAACCATCTTATTATACTTATTTTTAAATTCTTTTATCTTTTTATTATCTTCATTATATAAGGAAGTACCCGCTCTTGGATCAATATCTTTCGTTAGATAAATCACTCCTGCTTTTATAAGATTACTTGCATCCTTATGAATAGGTTGTATAGTTTTATCCTTAGAATTAATCTTAGAAAAATATGTTGCAAATACCCACTGAGTATTAGGATGTTTATTTAAATCAACTATATGAGGATGTACTATCTTATTACACAGGTAATCAAAAAACCCTCTGTGCTCTTTGTGTATTTCTCTACTTCTTAAACCAGCATACTTTCCACAACTGTTTGGTTTAGGATGTATATCATAAGGATAATAGGTTAATGTCTTTGAGAATTCAACTATACCATCAGGATTCTCAAAGAAGTTATTAACCTCTTTATATTTCATTTAATAACTATCTCCACCTTCTGGTTCTTTCCAGGTAACCGTACCGCCTCCTCCCCCAATACCTGAAGGAAGTCTTTCATATGATAAATCATCGAGTGTATAATCTGTCTTCATTAATCCTACCATCCCTTGGAGTTCTGCCCACTTTTCTTTAAACTCACTTTCATTCAGACAATTATAAAGACACTGCCCTTTGGCATATATGTGATAGATTTCTGTGTCCCCTGTGATGTTCTGAATAAAACCTGACAAACCTTATACCTCCAATTTTTTGCTGGGCGATTTTTTTATGTATTTAGTTTTTAAGGTCCGAATTATATAAGACCAAAAACCCCAAGTATCAAAATGGTAATCAGACCACTTTTTTTCTTGGGGGATTTTTTTTATTTTTATTTTTGTGTATTTAACTCGCATGTACCCACTTTTG